GTACGTCCGGTCTCCCTGGATCGCTGCCGAAACAGGAATGCGGAGCTTGTACGTGAACTGCTGAGAACGGTTGACATCATTCGTGACAGTGCCAAGGCTTTCATGGTAAGAGACGCCCGAAACCGCCGTGGGGATGAAAACTCCCCGTCTGGTCTCCGGGTCCAGGGTTTTATTAAAAATTACAATGTTGCGATCAGCTGTAATCATAAGTCCACGACCTCCCTCTGTAACACAGTCCTGTGCCACTGAGATAAGTCCTGATGGAACTTACCGCCGTCTTTTTTGTGGCGGCTTCAGAGTAGAACTTATTCTCTTCCGAGCTGTCAGAGAACGATACGGAAAAGCCGTCGTTGTTCTCTGACGTCCGTACACGGCCAAGATCGTCGAGCTTTGTAAGGGCCTTCTGATGCTTATACCAGCACTCAGCGGCCGCACAGACCGCATCACGAATGCTGTCCGTGATCTTGGATGAATCAAAGGCCTTTACCCGTCCTTTGGTGACCTCATCCAGAATCGCACTGGCCCATTTTACGCAGGGGCCGAACTCTGATTCAGCGATCAGGCTCCCGCCGTAACCGGAGGGAGATGAGTAGTATTCGAAATCTGCATACACCATGAGCCCCTCCTGCCAAAAAAGCGGGTGCCCGAAGACACCCGCCGATAAACCTTTATGTCAGAGCAGGGAGATCTTAACCCAGGGACTTGATCCTTGCGATAGGGATCAGCTTGTCGGGGATATAAACCCCGGCAGGAGTCTTGACCAGATCCCAGTTGGCTGCTGTGGCCAGCTCTGCATCGGTGGGAGAAGCCTTGGCCATGGACTGCATGGTGAAGGTGATGCCGTGAGGGGAGAAGCACTTACGCTGTCTGCTGTACAGGGTGTCTTCGCCGCCGTTCCTGGCTGCATTTCTCTCGACTTCGGAAGGGACCTTGACACCGCAGTTGGTGTACTCAAAGGCGCCATCACCGAAGAGGTAGGTGGTGTATACGGGATCATTGCCGGAGGTGTCGACAGGGCACTCGTCATCGACCAGGACCAGTCTGCCGTTGATGGTACCGATAGCGACATCTCTCTCCAGACCGTTTGCATCGTTCTGCTTTGCATAGGTCAGGATCTTGAGGTTCTCGTAGTTGGTAGCAACAACAGAGTGCATGATCGCCATGGAGAATCTGGCCTTTCTGTCACCGCAGGCCTTCTGCATGCCGGTGTTGATGGTGGTGGCATCGCAGATACCGGTCTTGCCCTCGGAGTTGGTGACAGCAGTAACATCAAGGGTGTGCTTTGCTACGAAAGCAGCGCCGCCGGTGGAAGCCATGGAGAAGAGGCCTGCCAGAATGGAGAGGATGGTCGTCTGATCGACACGCTCCCAGTATTCGTGCACCTGGCCAGCGATGAGGTTCATGAAGTTCTTGCCGGTCATGTCGAAGGTGAAGTCCTTCTCAGTCCAGCCATGAGCACGGCCGACAACGACACGGCCATGCATGTAGGTGGCGAGCTTATCAGTGGTGATGTTGGTCTCGCCATCGTAGTTGTCGGGATTACCGCCGATGTTGCCGGAGATGGGCTGTACAAGGTAGTTGCCGCCTACCTGGTCGGGCAGCACTCTTGCCAGGTCCTGTCTCTCACGGATCGCACGGGATCTGATGAGAGCGTTGATGTAAGGGTTCTCCAGGCTGTCATAGTAGGCCTGGAACACTTCTGCGTTGAAATTCTTGGAATCGAATACGCCGGGCATATGTATGCTCCTTTCTTATGTGTGTAAGGTTTATGCGAACAGGGTGGAAATATCCATTCCGGGGTGCTCGTTCGCATACTGCATTTTCTCTGCCAGAGACATCTCGGTGAGTTTGTTGCCGCCTCCTGCTCCGGATCCGTTCTTGGTGGACTTGGAGAAAAAGGGCTGACCGGGATTGTTGTTGCCGCCGGCAGCGCCAGCATCCGGATCTTCTGCCTGCTTGAATGCATCTGCATATGTTTCTTTGTATCCCTTCATCAGGTCATCAGCACCGATGAGGGCGCCGTCTTTGACGGACAGTTCCTTGGCTCCTGCCATGAGATCCTTGAGGGACTTCTTGGCAAGCGAGGAAGTGAACTCGAAACCGGCCAGGTACTGGTCGATCAGATGGGACCGTTCTTGTGCGCTCAGCTTGTCCTGCAGGGCCTTGGTATCGGTGTCATACTTGGTCTTCCAGTCAGCTGCTTCCTTGCGGATGTCTTCGATGGTCTTGCCGTCCTCGGTCTGGAAGCTCTTGAGCTTGTTGGATGCTTCGGTCAGCTGCGTCTGCAGGCCATCCTTCTCAGTCACGATGCGGTCATACTTGGCCTGGGAGATATATCCTCCGGCCTTCAAATCTACGACTGAAATGTCCTTGTTCGCTTCGATCGCTGCTACCAGCTCTTCAGCTGTCATTGCTTTGGGAGTGCCATCTTCATTTTTTCCAAACAGGTTTTTAAGAAATTCGTATGCCATTGATATGTTGCTCCTTTCTTCATTGGCTTAAACGTCGGCTAGTCCGACACGGAAATCGCCCGGCTTTAAACGTCTGCCGGCTCGACATCAGGCAGTTTAAACGTCATACCAGAGGACAATAAAAAAGCACCCGGGTGGGTGCATGAGTTGAAGTATCCGCCCGCTCAGCCTTGCTCAGCCCTCCATTCTGGGGCTTTTTGGGGCTTGACGTCCGAATACCTGTTGACGGGTGAAAATGCGCTGTAGGTCAAAAATGAAGGACTTATTGTTTTAGGATCACCTCCACGCCTTCCGGTCAGTTGACAGTTTCATCATGATTCCGGTCGAAAGGTCGATGACCGGGATGCCGTAATACTCACAGCAGCGATGCTCAATACGGCATCCTCTGGCGGCATAATAGCCGGGGGAGAACACTGCCGCATCTGCCTGCGATAAGATCTTGATAGCTTCGCCGAGGAATTCCAGGGGATTTGCCCCTTCCTCGGCCATGAATCCGTGAAGGAATTCAGCGTCCGGGTAGTAGGTACTGACGCTGTGCTTCAGCCGTTCAATGTCCTTCATGACCTCGGACTGTGTCCGGCCTCCCATGGGGAGAGATATGAAAACCTTCATGCGGCCCTCCTTGGTATCAGCCAACCGTGATGCAGTCGATGATGTCTTTGTTGTACATTGCGATCCACTGTTCCTTCTTGATGACTACGAACATGCCGTCCACATAGTCGTAATCGGTCCAGAATTTCTGAGGGATCACATCTTTCTTGCCATCTTTGAAACGGATGACGATCTTCTGCTTTTTCTTCTTTTTTGCCATTTTACGCTCTCTTTCTCGCAGCCCATGACGCCCGGCTTGCCGCCGACCTGTCGAAGGCTACGATATGTGTGCCATCTTTGATGGCGTGTACTTGTTCACGGAACGTATCTCGTGTACGCCCCGTTGTTTCACAGAATTCGCTGAGCTCTTCCTGCTGACCCTTCAGCTTCTTGGACTCCCTGTCGATCTCTTCCTTCATCATCTGCTTCATCATGTCCGATGCCGAAGGGTCCTTGTAGGAAGCGTTGTAGGAAGCCAGCTTCCGCTTTGTGGCCCGGATCTTGCGCTCCATCGCCCTCTGCATCTGGCTGAGTTCGTAGACCGTGTACTTCTTGCCGTCATACTCCTGGTCCCTTGCCGCATACTTCTGAAGCCGTTCAAATGTGTAGGCCCTCTGGGAGATACCCGGCCAGAAAGGGAAGAACGAGTGCCGGCAGTTCCATCCGCACAATCCGTCTCCTGTTCCGTACCCTGTCGATTCAACGAAGTTAGGATAATATGCATCACCGCCGTTGATCTTGAAGACACGGCCCTGCCATGCTGCGTGTGACGGTCTTGCTCCCGGGTGTGCTGTGGTCTCATAGTATTCGGCGCCCATCATCTGGGCATTCATCTCTGTGAGTTTCCCGCAGGTCTGGTTCACACCTGTGACAAGTGACCGTCTGACCGCCACATCAAGGTGGGCTTTCGTGCCGGATCCGGAATAGAAAACGAAGTTGTCATCTTTGACGGCGAACTTCACGGCCTTCCGTATGCCCTGTTCCAGAGTGAAGGCCCCGGAAGTGATCTCCATGTATGCCTGGTTGCAGGCCTGCAGGTACAGGTCCTGCGCCGTGGAGCCAAGGGTCATCGTGAGATTCTGCAGATCTCCTTTTGTCTTGGCCACTGCCGCCTCAAGGATCTGTCTGGACTGGGGAGACAGAGCGATCTCTATCTCTATGCCGTTACTGACCAGAGGAGCTGCATCGTTCTCCAGGTTGATGATTCCGGCTTCCTCGAAGAGGTATTCCACATCGGCCTCGGACATGCTGTTGATGCGTGCCACCGATTCGATGACTTCATCCATGAGCATGCCGCTCTGCTGTGCCATCATGATCTGCCACTCAGCTGTATCTGTGATAGCTCCCATCTTGACGATCCTCCGGGCGATGTCCTCGGAGATCGTCTCATTAAGGGCATCGTACTGCCCCAGGATGTAGTTGGAACACTCAGACAGATACTCGGGCGTCAGCATTTACTCTTCCTCCTTCACATCCGGGGGAGCTGTGCTCTGGGGCATCATCTCCAGTGCCTCTTCCTCGGAGCAGCCGAAGTACCAGGCAAGGAGCTTCTCCCACTTGTAATGGCCAGACATGCAAAGGTTAAGGCGCCTCTGATACTCTTTTTCGGTGTCTTCCAGCACACCATCGCCCCATGTGCAGGACACTTCCACATTTCCGTCCGGTACGATCTGGTACAGGAGCGCATAAGCGTGGATGGCATCCACCAGGGATGTAAGGCCGTCCAGCAGGGATTCCTGCATGGTCTGAACCGTGGTAAATGACCTCTGCTTCGACATCTTGATCTCTTCTGCCGTCTTTTCGATGTCGGTAGGTTTCGAGATCGTGCCGTATGCCAGTCCTACCTGGTTCTCGATCTGCATCAGTGCCTCGTTGAGGCCCTTGAACATCGGCTCATATCTGATCTCCGGGGAGAAAGGTTCCAGGATGGGTTTTTCCTTGTTATCAGAGTCGAAGATCTCATAGACGCCCTCATCATCATCCAGAACAAGCCGGCCATGGCTGTCATGCTGAAGGATGCTTTCATCGGCAAAGATCTTCGTCTGCTTTCTGCGGTACTCTGTCCACGTTCTGCCCCACTGCTCGTCCGCTTCCTGGATCGTTTCCACAGCCCTGTGGAAGACTGAGGCTCCCAGAGGGGAATCCTTGTCCACATTGTTGGCCAGGGGAACGCCGATGTAGGAGAACAGAGGATGGAAGATATTGCCAAGATGGACCTCCGGATCCAGCCCGGCCCACTCGTCTACGCTGTCGAGCGGCACTTCCTTTTCGTACCGGTTCCTGACCTGCCCCATGTCATCGTCTGAGATGTTGTCGATCTCGTTGGACCGGAATGCCTTGTTGATTACCACGTAATCATCATTCAGCATCTGGTGGTATTCCAGCCTCGTGTACAGGTACTCTCCCTTTTTGAGGGATTCAACAAAGACTGCAGCCGAAACCTCGCCGTTGCTGTCGAATGCCACAGGATAGAAATCATCCGCCTGCTGGATGTCAATGCCGATGGTCATGTCCTCACGCATATAGGGCTTGAAGGCGATACCGCCCAGGGCCACCCACCATTCCACATATTTCAGCAGGTTCTTGCGCTTCAGAATCTGCTTCATCTGGTCATTGATGTAGTCGGCCATCGGGGAGCCGGTGACCTCAAATTCCCACTCGATCAGAATAAGCCTTGCGAATTCCGAGGATATTGTGGCGGGAAGGTTGAGGCCTTTGACCTTTCCCTTCACCCACGGGGGTGTGTTGCTGTACATCTGGGACCACAGCATGATGCCGTTTTGCATGGTCCCCGAGATAACAGTCTTTATCTTCAACTGCTTCTCAATCTCTTTCGTGGGGAGCAATCTTCTCACCCCTTTCCATACGCTTTTGAAAAAATCTCCAATTACACTCAAGCTGCATCACCGCCTTTCCGTATGAGCCGCCTCATGTCACGCTCAAATGTGTATTCGAAAGCGTCCATACTGTCGATGTCGCTTGTACCATCGTCAAGCCGGCTGTTCCTCGTGGGCTGTTTGGCGTCCCATATAGCCGTAGCAATGGCAGCCATCAGCGATTTACAGTCCTGCTCAACGTAAAAGAACCGCCCTGCCGAGGACAGAAGGTCCAGCGTGCGGATGCGGTCATTGATGATGTCTTTATAGGCATCTTTCATTCTGATGTGCCCTAATCCGGCATTGATCAGTGCGTTCTTCAGATCTCTGATAAGGACCTGCTCTGCCGAGTCACCATAGCAGATCGTGACGAAGCCGTACTCCATGAGCACTTCCCGGACGAACTGGACGAACCACCTGCAGAGGTCAGCTGACGTTACATCCCTCACGGTCCTGGTCGGATCATCCGGATCCGGCTCTCCTTCCGTGTACCGCTTGCTCTTCAGTGCCACCAGCTCCTTGTACCCTTCCGTTATCCCGGAGGCTACAAAGGCATGGCCCGAACCATTGCCACCGAAGTCCACGGCTATCACGATCTTGAGGTACTGCTTTGATTTTGCCTGCTCAGGGGTCAGTGAATGGGCTTTGGGTATTCCGGACGGCTGAGAGAATTCAGCCGCAAGGAGCTTATAAATGAGGCCCTCAGCTATGCATCTCTGTCCGAGTATGTCCCGGTTATACCAGATGCTCCCCGGCTCATACTGAGATATGAACGAGGCTCTGTTCTCATCCGATATGTTGATGTTGTCGAAGATCGTGAACCTCTCATAGTTGACGCCGCCCAGGAGCTTCCCTGCCTTGGCCCTGGCCACATATTTGTCGATGTACTCAGTGTAGATCGGAGCATTCGGATGGTCGGGGTTGAGGTCCCAGAAGTATTTCCTGTCCTGTGATGCCAGAGTACGGTTGAATGCCTCTTTGATGAAGGAATCGTGGTGGACGTTTATTTCCGTTGCGATCCATGTCCCGAAGGTATTACCACGGATCTTCTTCCAGGAACTGGCCAGCTGTGCACCGGCGAAAATGACTACCTTTTCCTTCATGCCCGTGTCCGGGCCTTTGATAATCAAACACTCATTGCCCTTGTACTTGCCCCATTTGGACTGGCCTTTGAAGATGTGCTCCAGCCCGAAGCCGTTGCAGTCCCCGATGTTCAGCTTGGCATTTGCAGCTGTGGAGCCGGATGCCAGGTGGAGCTTAGAGGGATGCGTCTTGATGCAGTCAGCAAATGCCTTGATGTTGTCCACGGTCTTGCCCGCTCTGACGGCTCCTTCAGCAATGTTGAACATGCAGTTCCTGCATTCCCGGATGTACTCGATATGCTTGTCGGAAAAATGGAAGTCTATGGTCTTCTTCCGCCTCTGAGGCTTCTGAAGGTCATACATGCGGAGCCTACGATGTTTCTGTCTCATCTCCACCTCCGTAAAGAATCTGGTCGATCTCGGATGTATCTTCCAGAATCTCGTTGTTTCCGATCAGCTTATTCGTCTGGGCGTCAATGTGCTCTATCTGAGCATCGAGCATTTCTTTCCGGAGCTCATGCAGATCTGCCTCTCTCTGCTCCAGTGCCATCTGCCTGCGGATAGCATTGAGAGCCTGGATGGCTTTGGTCTTGTGGTTCTGGACAGTGGTCAGCTCCTTCTCCAGTCTCTGGATCAGGTCAGCTGTCGAATCCGTCCGGGTCACCAGCTTATAGGATTCACCAGGAAGGCGTTCGCCGGAATCGACACGCTTCTGTATCTCTTCCCGGTACTGCTCTTCCTGTTCGGGAGTGTCGAACTTCCTCTTGTTGTCCAGTCTGCTCACACTGGCCACGTAAAGACCGCCCTCTTTTTTGCGGTACGACTCAATGGCGGCCACAATGCGCATCTCTCTGACCGTGAAGATCCGGATGTCATCAATGAGCGCAAGTTCCTCATCAATGTTCCCCATGCTGTCTATGACGACCTGTTCCTCGTCTGTCAGCTCTCCCAGGATCTTGGAGTATGCCCCATGCTTGAAGGCATTCTGATTGCCGAACGGGGCGCCGCCATCGTTTCCGACAGCGTTCTTATTCCCGTACGGGGCACCGATTTTCTTGGGCGAACGTTCGGATTTTGTCTCGCTCTTTTTGCTCGGCTTTTTCTTGTTCGTTTTGTTCGGCTTCTTGCTCGGTTTTGGTTTGCCGTTAGCATCCCATTTTTGTGTCGATTTCCAGCGTCGGACAGTGCCATCGGGTACGCCCAGTCTTCTGGCAATCTCCGTCAGCGGCATACCGTCAAGGTACAGCCTCTCTGCTTTGATGCTGTTCGGGCTTCTCTCTCTTGGCAATGCCCTTCACCTCCTTATGTTGATTCGGCGTTTGGCCAGTAAAAAAGCGGGTTGGCCGCAGCCTCCCCCGCCCCTCTGTGCTACACACCATAGCACATAATCCGGAATGACGGGTCTCGAACCCGTATCTAGCAGCACCACTATGCCTGCCGAGTCGAACGGCTTTATCGTCACCCTGTTGCCTGGGTGCGGCATTACCAAATTATGCTACATTCCGATATGCCAGTTGAAAGAACAGTCTGCACGCCTGTTGAAACCACCTGGCTTCGTTTCTCATCAGCACAACATCATTCCCTTATCTTTTCCTCTGCGGACTGCTACCGTTACGAGGCGAGGGTACAGCGTTTATCTCTGGTTGAAAATCATAACAGCAAAAAAGACCAGAGTGCCGAGGGAATGACGAGCTGCGAACTCATTCTACGATATACCAGTCATCTGCAAGCATATCCGCCTGGGAGGCAAGCCATCCAAGCTGTACACCGGACGTACCAACGAAGGCAAGAGCCTGGTTTCCGATGGCCTTGTGATCTGCATTGACGATATAGCCATTGTTTGCCTCATAACTGATGTTTTTGGCGATCTCCACATACTGGCCTTTGCCGTTCCATCCTTCACGGGCAATCTGCTTTCCGTACTCCTTGGCCATCCGGAGGGCATCACCGAAAGACATATGAGCCTTGCCGCCCAGCTTAGGGCAGTTGCTCTCGTCTGCAATGATCCAGTCTTCCCTGAGGATGTTGGTGAGGGTGTACTCTACTCTCTGGCTCTCCCGGATATCCATTATCGGGTTCCCGTTGTCGGACTCTTCCGGTCTGCAGTGCATGAGGACCGTTTCCTTTTCGGGGTCCCAGGTCCAGTAACCGGCCCAGTGAGGGAGCTTTACCTTTGCTCCTGCTTTCATAGCTGCAAATGCTTTTGCGAACTTCATGCGTTCACCTCCGGATCCGGGATGCACTTGTTCTCCCACTTCTTGTAAGCATCGATGTAGGTCTCATGCTTGTCACCGTTGTGGGTGACTTCATAGTACATGCCGTCAGACACGGTGGTACTGACCAGGGCCTTCCAGTTCTGCAGCGTCTTGCTGAACCATACGATGAAGACATCGTCCTTTGTCAGCTTGAAGTTGTCCGTCCTGTCACATCTGCCGTTGAAGTAATCAACGACGATCTCTTTTGCCCTTTCGAGCATTGCGTCATTTTTGCCTGCCATAGTAGCTCCTCCTTACATTTTGGTGATGAACTCCGCCCGATTGTACTGCTCAGAAGTAAGCATCATCTGGAGGAATTCCTCTTTGCTGAAGTTGCTGAGCCTGAATACCTCTTCCGGCTTCATGCCCAGCTGTTTGCCAACTTCATCGACCGTCTTCCCGGAATCAAGCAGCTCCTTGACGATGGCCTTCATGGGCTCCAGGAGGTGAGTACCACGGGCCCTGTTGTGGGTGATGGTCCCATACAGATCTTCCGCATGGTCTTTATGCTCCACGAAAACCACTGGCACCATGCCCGACAGCTGTGTCTTCAGCGGCTCCCGCTGTGCTACCGTCCACCGGTGGAATCCATCAATGATGGTCCCGTCCGGCCGGGCCACTATCGGCATGGTCCATCCATTTACCAGTATGGACTGTACCAGAAGGTCAAGGTTCTGTTTGGATACCCGGTTCGGGTTCCAGTCGTTGGCATGCAGTGAGGTGACTGGTACCCACTGCAGGGTTGATAGGGGTTTCTTTATATCCATAATGCCGGCACCGGAGTGCCTCGCACTCCTTTCTATGCCTTCTTGGCATTCTGTATATACTTGCCATAGATGCGCTGGTACAGCGCACGATAAGATCTCAGCTTCGGGTCACCAGAGATAAGGCCCTCATATATGGCCTTGAAATCCTTGTTGTCTGCGAAGCCTGCCACCTTGATAAAGAAATTGCGGTACTTTCCGGCCACCTTCTTTTGCAACTCAGTTTCGAAGTTGCTGTCGAAATCTGCGAAGAGTGCCAGGAGCGCCGCTTTGTAGTCCTTTTCTGCTTCCTCCTTCTCGTTCGACCTTCTGGCCGAAGAGCTGCGCCCGAACATCTCTGAATCCCAGTACAGGGCCGCAAGGTAAGCGTTCGGCTCCCTCTTTATGATCCTGTCCATGAGGTTCGGGTAATACTCGTTCATCTTTACCAGGGAACGGGCCGTATCGATGCTGAAGAACTGCGATACCCTCAGCTGGTTCTTGTTGGTACCGGCCTGCCAGAGGAACAAATAGATCTCCGGGATATCCACATGGTTCTTCAGAAGGTATAACCAGACATCGTTGTTCATCCAGTCATAGATCGGGAAGATCTGCTGTTTCCCGGTCATGGTCTTGCCGGCCGTGAGCATCGTTGCGATGTTCTGGAGGCGCTGGATGGATTCAGCTGCTCTCACTCCGATCATGGCTATACCGTCAGCACAGACCCTTGGAAGGAAGTCCTGGTAAGCATCGATCCGCTTCCTCAGAAGCACATGGTCACGGATGGCGAAGCTCGGAGGCCTGCGGACCCATACTGCCTCTTTCGTGCTGTCCCAGCAGATGAAGGATTCATCATTGGTCAGCTGATTGAAGCAGTTGTAGTGCTTGACCTCACAGCAGTACCATTCGAACCTGGCACCGGCCATGAGGAACATCTTTCTCCATTTCTTGACCATTTCCTCTATGCATGGGAAAATCGCCTCTTCGTCAATGAAATGGACAGTTAAGAGCGATGGGTCTATCTCCCCTGCCTGGATCAGCTTCAGTGTCACATCAGCCAGACAGAGGCTGTCCTTGCCACCGGAGAAGGACATATAGACCGGGAGGCCGTTCCGGAATACGTTGCGA